TTATAGTTTTTCATTTTGCTCCTCTATAAATTTTTTATTTCTTTTTGTCCATACTCCGTATCCCTCATAGTAAGAATAAGGATATTTTTCTTTGACCTGATTGTGCTCACACTCAAAACACGTGTATTCAATATCACAGGCATCACAATCAGAATTTGGTTTTACAAAATCTGTATCAATCTCTTTGTAAATTTTTTTCATATACGCCTCCTGATCTTTTGCAAACAATCATAACAAAGCAAATGATAGTCAGGAATTATTTTTCCATTTTTATCAAAACCTTTGTAATGATGTTTTATTAAATCTGAACTTGGTTTTAAACAGTTAGGGCATTCAGGTTGTTTTTCTTTTTCATTAACAAGTTCTTCTAAGACTGTGTAGGCCTCTCTAATATTTTCGTCTTCTTGGGTATCAATGTAATTATGAGCCTTCCATAATTCAAAGTTTTCATAAAAAACATTTAACGCTTCTCTAGGTTTCATAGCTTAGTCCTCCGGGGCTAACTTTTTTTACTTGAAAATACCAATCAACAAATTGCTCATAATAAAAACTATTTAAAATTTTTCGATCATAGCGTTTACCATGACAATCATAAAAAGGTACATTCCACTTGGTACTAAATTCGTCATCAGTTTCTAAAAGATGTTTAAATGTTTTCCAAGCTCTACGATCTATCTTTACTATCTTCATTTGTATCACCCCACATTGTATTAATTTCACAAAAAGAAACACCAAAAGGATAATTATCTAAGAAAGGTTTATAGTCATTAATGTCAAAACCTAAGTTTTCGTAATCTTCAATAGCAGAGTGAAGATTTTGGATGTTGTCGTTAATGACTTGAATAGTTTTTAAAAGATTAACTTCCTTTTCTAATTTGTTAATTCGTCTATGTAGTTCCATTGTTCTCTCCTTTACTTGCGATACTGCAACTGTTAAAGAATATATTATAACTTATTGGGATTTGTCAATATCTGATTGATCTTCGATTTCAGTATATTCTGCGTCTTGAATTAATTCGTTTTGTTTTCTTAAATTTTCTAATTTTTCCTGAAGCTCTTTTCTCGACATATTATCAAGACTTGCAGTTACAACTTCTTTTCGATCAACATAAAAACCACCGAGCAATCCTCTTCTATACTCAGCATTGATAGCTGCCGAATATTGTTTCTCTTCAACTGCCATATCTCTGAGCCTTGCCATTTCCCTGGCGTGTTTCATAAATTCAATTTTACTAGCTTTAGAATATTCTTTTGTGAGAGTATCAATATATTCGACTACCTTAGGATACATTTTAGGGTTTTGTAAATTACAAGCAATCTGTGTTGCTGAGTGTTCAGAATACCCAGCCATTTTTGCACATTCAGTAGGAGTAGCTCTTCCATTCTCTTGAACAAGATATTGAGCAAATGCTCTCTGTTTTCTTGTTAGACCTTCTTCGTCTTTTATATCACCGACTTGTTTAGACATTCACAATCCTCTTCTATATCAAGTCCACATATTGGACAATTAATAATATCTTCTTCCATTTTTATTTTCTATATAGATATATATACAATAATATATATATAAAAAATTTTTTCATTTCATTTTTTTCACGTAATTGAGTAATTTTATATATATTATATATATAAATCAACGATAGTAGCCATTACATGACTATTACCTTGCTCTTACATAATTACATATTGCCTGAAAAAACGATTTTAAGAAGATTAGCCTTTGAAGGCTTTGCCGTACCCACGTTTAGCTAAACGACCTGCCACAGAGGGCTTAGAACGGGTTTTTGGGGTATTTTTAGAAACCATACCACCCCTTTTCATTTTAATCACAACTCCACCGTCTTTTCCCTGAGGTGACTCTGCATTAATAACTTTTTTACTATCCATTTGCTTTAGGATTTTTTTGAACAGGTCAAAGTCATCCTGATTTTTAATATCTCTATAGCTCTTCACTTCATAAGGAGTTTTATCATTTATAGCCTCTATAGCATTGTCAATGTCGCTTTGATCATATTGTAATCCACCACCAAAAGTTAATGTTTTGTCAATAAATAATCCGATTTTTTCGGTCAATCCTGTTTTTTTCTTTTCGTCAGCCATTATTTTTTGCCTTTTTTCTTTTTCTTTTTCTTCATCATTTTGAAATCTGCACCCGTAATCTTGCCGTCTTTATTCTTGTCTAATTTCTTTTGACCACCAACAAGACCACCATTTTTCTTCATTTCAATATCTCTAATTGCTTTGTCAGCTTTCTCGTATGTGTTTTTTAATCCACTTTTCTCATAGAATTTTAACCCTTGAGGCGAGAGGCCTAGTCTTCCTTTTTCGACAAATGTCTTAGCACTAGATCCTTTACGACCTAATAAACCTAGTCCTTTTTTCGCAATTCCGAATATACTCATAAGTAATAAATATCACTAATGAAGAGTTTTGCCTAGTTTTTTCTTGCCCCGTGAGCCACGACTCTGGTCTTCTACCTCAAGCTCCACTTCCACATCGAACTTTAAACATGGACAAGCCACTACAATATAAGATTCATAGATCGGAACATGAAGTTCCCCTGTGTCTTTACACAGTTTACAATCGTAATTTTTATCTAATTCGTCTTCTCGTTTAGATTGGGAATGTACTTTTTTCCTGTTTCTAGCCATGCATCATATATTTTTCTAATCGCAATATCCGCTAAAGTATTAATCGGAATATGCGTGTTGTTTTTAATCTCAGCCAATAATTCATAAGTTGGTTTATTCACGGCAACAGATTTATATTTACTAATGTCAGTCATTTTTTCTCTTTCTTTTATTTACCAGCTTCACCCCAGGTGTTTCCTACTCGAACATTTACGACACTAGGAACTTTTAACTTTTCTACACAAGTTTCCATAATTTGTCGTACCCTATCAACTTCTTGGGAGTTTTCAAGTGATATATCTAATTCATCATGGATTTGAATATCAGGAATAATGCCTTCTTCGTACAGGGACAACATCGCTTGTTTCGTTTGATCAGCCGCACTGCCCTGAATAAGTTTATTAAGCGCCTTATAAGTTTTGGCACGTTTAATATCATTGCCGTATTCGACAATTGCCTCAGCATGAGGAAGGGCTTTATGAATGCCCCAACGTCTTGGTTCCCATTCGTTAAAACGACATTTACGACCAAGCAGTGTTCGGATATGACCATGCCGACTAGCAGTGAGCATCGCAATATCCTGAAGCTCTTTGACAAAAGGAATGGATTGATGATATTTTTTTAAGATCACTTCTGCGTCTTCAATCTCTAATCCTAAATCCGTAGCCATTTTCCCTTTGCCCATACCATAAATAATTCCCAGATTAATACTCTTCGCTTCATCACGAGTAATCTGAGCCATGTCCGCAACCATTTGGTGAAAGTCTACTTCTTTTCCTTCATTGTACTTTGTTAAAACTTCTTCGCTTCCGGTCAATCCACCCTTCGAACTCAGGGCGTAATGCACCAAGATGCGTGGTTCTTGTTGCGAGTAATCAAACACGTGCCACTTCTTTCCTTCTTCAGGCAGAAACGCACCCTTCACCATTTGAGCTACTCTCTTATCTCTGGCGGGAATGTTCTGTAGGTTAGGGTTCGAGTAACTCATTCGACCCGTCACCGCTCCTCCGTCTTCCCCTTTCATCTGATTAATACTCGCATGAACTCTTCCTTTGTAGATATGTTTTTTCATTCCTTTTAAAAAAGTATTTCTCGTTTTATAAACTTCTCGGGCTCGAACAATCATCTGAGGAAATTCATGAACATGAGTATTGAGAAAATTCTTTTGGAACGAAGGTTCATTAGATTTTTCGGTGCGAGGATAAGGAATTTTTAAATGGTCAAACGCTTTCGCTACGCTCCGTGCAGCGTGAATCTCGACATCAAAACCCACATACTTTTTTATTTTCGCAATCAATCTTTTCTCTTCCGCTAATAATTCATTATCCAAATTATAAAGTTTCTCTTCATCAATCCTCACACCTTTTTTCTTCATGGCATACGTCACAGGAATAAGACGTTCTTCGATATCTAAAATGTGAGTACATTCTTGTTTTTCGATTTCATGCATGAGTCGGTGATAGAGCTTTAATGTTAAGACGGTATCTTGTTCCGCATACCT